AGGGGCCGTGGCGACAGGGTTTCACCGGGAATGGCCGCTTCCGGCACCTTCTCCGCCTCGTCCTTGTCGTGAAGCGCTTGCAGGTAGGCGATGTCCATTTCCAGAAGCACTCGCAATTCCCACTGGGCCAGCGTCCTGCGTGTCAGCCTGCACCACGCTTCAATTTCCCGGTATTCCAGACTGAGCGGCCCGCTGTAACCGGGCCGCCTTGTCCAGCACAATTCCCGGAAATAGCCGAACAGGTACTCGGCCACATCCGGGAAGACAGGCTTACGCCCCTTGACCCACTCTTTGATCGCTACTCCACACTTGTGTTCGATGACGTGAAAAAAGCCGACCGTCGCCCTGCCCGCTCGGCCACCTGATCACGGATGAACGGGAAGCGGACGTAGATCGCATAGGCGTTCTCTTCGGTGCATTCCAGAAGCACGCCGTCCACCTTGAACGGCGACCATGAAATCGTGGATGACGCCAAGCCCCTCGTCTGCCGGTCGTACAGTTCCTGTGCCGTGAGCGGGGTCGGATCGTCGCTGGCCATGCGCTCGCTCGCCAGCTTTTCGATGGCCTTGCGCTGGCGCGTGCTGTCAGGCCCCGCCACCTTGATCGTGAAGCCGATCTTCTTCCCGTTGGGGTCTTTCACATCGACATCCAGCCCGGCTTCCTGCGCGGCCTGCATGGCGTCGAACCGCGACAGGTCGAACAGTTCCATCGCGGCTTCCGTCTTCGTTGCATCGTTCAAGTCTGTCACTCCCGGTTTGCGCCTGCGTGTCATTCGGCAGGCGGTGGTTCAGGCACAGGCTCTGCCGGGGGCTCGGGCTCCGGTATCTCTTCCACCGTGGCCCCTTCCGGCACCTCGTCGCCTTCCTGAAGCTCCACCTTACGACCATCTGGCATCGTCGCCATCAACAATGTGCCCTGCGTCGCCGCCGTGTTGACGATATTGGAATTGATTTCGATGGTGGCGTTCAGGGTCTGCACCGTGTTCGCGCCGCCGCCCGCAGCCTGACTTTGCATCGCCAGACCGTAGAACAGGCGCGTGCTGTTGAGCGCGCCGCCGCCCGTGCCCTTGTCGTTCAATTCGACCTTGAAGGCATAGTTCTGCACGGCTTGGGACGCGGCCAATATCTTGATCTGGCCGGGGTCGAGCGCATCCACGGCGAACACGTTCGCCATGGTGCCAGCATTGTCCGTGCCCTTCTGCTTCGTCGTGCGGCTCTGGCCGATGACATCGGTGCTGATCAGTTGGGCAGTGTCGCCGTAGCTGCCCATCTGCGTCCACTTCTTGACTTCGACCCACGTCACGCTGCCGTAATCGCCAGCCACGGCGTCCTGCGCAAGCTCTGTGAAGGGCAGGTTGCTGACATAGAACTTGCAACCGGCGACCGGGTACAGCGGCATAGCGGACCTCCGTTATGTCGCGACGGTAGCGACAATATTCGAGTTGATTTCCACGGTCATGTTCAGGGTCTGCACGGTATTAGCGCCGCCACCGGCTTCCTGAGACTGCATACACAGCCCATAGAACAATCGCGTACTGTTGAGCGTGGCGATCTTGTCGTTCAGTTCGACCTTGAAGGCATAATTCTGCACCGATTGTGCCGCCGCGATAGATTTCAACTGACCGGGGTCAGTGTTTGCTAGGGCGAAGACATTTGCCATCGTCCCGGCATTCTTGGTGCCCTTCTGCTTTTTGGTGCGACCCTCGCCGATCAGGTCGGTGGTGATCAACTGGGCCGTGTCGCCGTAGCTGCCCATCTGCGTCCACGACTTCATTTCTATCCACGCGACACCGGAATAGTCGCCGACCACGGCATCAACCGCAAGCTCAGTGAACGGGTTGGTGCTTATCCAGAACCTGCACCCTGCGACGGGGTAAAGCGGCATTGTTGCGCCCTCCGATCAGACCGCCGCAATGGCGACGATGTTGGAATTGATTTCGATGGTGACGTTCAGGGTCTGCACGGTATTAGCGCCGCCACCGGCTTCCTGCGCAGACATGACGAGCCCGTAGAATTCCCGCAGGCTGTTGTTCACCTGCGCGCCGACCTTGTCGTTCAGTTCGACCTTGAAGGCATAATTTGAAATCGACCCCGCTGCCGTGATCGATTTCAACTGGCCGGTGTCGGTGTTCGCCAAGGCGAAGACATTGGCCATGGTGCCAGCGTTCTTCGTCCCTTTCTGTTTCTTGGTGCGCCCCTCACCGATGAGGTCGGTGGTGATTAGCTGGGCAGTGTCGCCATACGACCCCATCTGTGTCCAGCTTTTCATTTCCAGCCAGACCACGGCTGAAAAGTCAGCGGCAACAGCATCCACCGCCAACTCAACAAACGGGTTGGTGCTGATATAGAATTTGCAACCTGCGACCGGGTATAGAGGCATCTGAGGCTCCTTTCACTATACCGATATAGTTTCGAACGGTACAGTAACCGGGGTTCGCCACCGGTCGCCGTCCACATAACCCCCGGCTACTCTTGGTCGTGCTGTGATACGCACGCGGGTGCTGCCGGAAGTCAGCACCTTTGCTTGGAAATGCGACGCTATGGTTCCACCCATCTCTTGGGGGTACATCTCACCGACATTCAGCGGGCACATGACGGCCAAGCTGAAAATGCCCATGTGCCGGTTCTGCTCGGTCGCGGTGATGGTAACCGTTTCGGGCGTTCCGGGGGAGAAGCCGACGACGATATATTCGTCGTCCTTGTACTCCCCGTTCTTCGGGTACTGGACGTTCGACCAGACGACGCGGCGACCGCCGGGCAGCGTGTTCAGGTGCCCTACCAGCGCTTCCAGTATCCGCCCCTCTATGGTCACCGCCACCATCAGGCCAACCTCTCGGCGAGCCGCTTTTGATTGCTGGCCACGATGGCAGGCCACTGCTGAACCGCGTGGTCTACGAAGTGCCGACCCGGCTGGTTGTAGCTTCGACCGAGGCTGTCGGTGCCCGTGAAGCCGTAGTTCTGACGCGCGGCATAGGCCGCGATGAAGCCGAAGCTGATGGGCGTGCCCATCTCCCACCCGGCGATCAGCGCCTCGATTGCCGCTGCGTTGCCCACCTGCGGACCTGTCGTCTTGCCATCGGCCTTTGGGTCAATCGGTGGCACCGAGGCCCCGGCCACGCCGACCAGCGAATTCTGCAAGAAGCTGGTGTCCACAGGCATGTTGCCGCCCGCCGATACCGGCACCTTCATCAGGCGCACGACTTCCTGCACGCTCTCTTTGATGATGGCTTCGATGAAAATAGGCGTGTCCGCTGCCCATTTCGCAATCTGTGCCGTGAAAGTGGTCGTCGCCATTACAGCATGACCTCCTTCTTGGCCTTGGCGTAGCGCACCGCTGCCGTCATGTAATCGATCTTGTACTCGGCATGGCAGCGGCAGTTGATAACGTCTTCCGGGAACGCGCCATGCGCACGGTCGCCGGGGTGCATCATCTTCGCCCCCGTCTCGGGCGAGATGAACGGCTGCTGGTAGGCCACCTTCTTGCCGTGCAGGATGTAATGGCTGCGCCGCTCGCGCCCGTCGCGGTTGGTGCGCCAGATTTTCATCACGTCTTGTTCCCGCACCTTGCCGGTTTCGATCATCTGCCGGATGCTCTCGGCTTGGCCAGCGTGCAGGGAAAGGATCGTCTCGGTGCGTGCAATATTCTCGCCCCGAAGCTGCAAGAGGCTGTCGGAATAGCGACCCACCATCTTGGTCACGTCTTCGGCCTTCAGCGCTGTGCCGCTGGCAAGCGCCCGCAGCACCTTGGGGTCGAAGCGGGCGTCACGGCGCTCTCGCGTGAGATAGTTGCGCAAGAGCGCCGGGTCGCCCGAGAGAAGTTCCAGCTTGGCGTTCATGACGTATTTCGCCATGGCGGGTGTCAACCCTACTAGGCCACCTTCTCGCCTTCCCGTGCGGGCGCTGACGCGCCCCACGATGTCCAGCGCCGTGGTGCGGGGGCCTTGCCCAAGCGAAATACCGATTGAAAGGGTTTCGCGCACGGCCTTGCGTGCGGTGTTGCTGAGATTGACGACCAGCTTGCTGCTTTCCACCCGCAGCCATTCCTCAGCCGGGGGCGAGCGCACGTTGAAGCGGAAGACGATGCGGGCACGTGCCGCCTCAGAGGTCAGCACGGCAGCGTACTTGTAGACATCGGCCACGGCGTCGGCGACCCCGGAAAAGACCACCGGGTCAAGGTTGAGCATCGACAGCGCATGTTCAATGTTGCCGGTCGCGATGGCCTCTTCCAACGTCTTGACCACCGTCTCGTCGGTGATGTCGTCAATGGCGTCAAGGAACGCCTGCCGCACCTGCGGCTCCATCTGGTCGATTAGTTCTTGCAGGGAACTGGGCAGCGCCATTACGACCCCACCACCAGCTTGTAGACG